ATAGCTTCCACCACTACCATTTGCATATGTATAGTATAAGTCATACCCAGAACAGAATTGACCTAGATAAGTTCCATATGCTGGTGGAGCTACGTAACCACAACTTGTACTGTTATTAGTATCTTCATTAAAAGTACCCCCACTACCATTAGCTTTAGTAACTCTATAAGTATAAGGTGCGGTGCCATATGCAACACAACCTTGACTAATTATAGTACCATATGCTAGATAACTAACTCCTTGAGTTCTACCTAAGAACTGACTTAAACTAATTGCTCCAGAAGTAGGAATTGAACCAACAGTATTAGCATTAACATAGGATCCTCCTTTATAATACTCACTCAGAGAGATGGGATTACTCCCACCAAACTCTGCTTGAATAGCTGAAAAAGATAAATTACTTGTTGGTAGAGTCATGTTTAACCTCTAAAGCTTGTACGCGACTTTGTAGTTCACGATTCTGCTCCCATAAAATAGCAATAATATTTAAATATTTTAAGGAAAGTATTCCATCTTCATTTTTATTAACAATATCAGGATAATGCTTTTCAAAGTCTTGAGCAATGAAACCCATACCACTGTCACCAGTATCGGTACGAGTATATGTTACACCATAAATATCGTCTGACCCTTTAAAAGCGTTACTAATAGGTTTAATATTAGTTTTTAATCTAACATCAGAGTATGCCGTAATATCGCCGCTTGCAGTTATTGAACCAGTAACAGTAATACTTCCAGTTGATATTGCTGATGAAGTTGAAGCACCTCTGCTTGTTACAGTTGCAAGTGTATCTGCTTCTGTAAATGTTGGTGTTGACCAAGTACCATCTCCACGCAAGAACGTTGAGCTGCTAGCAGTTCCACCGCCATCAGCTAGTCCAGCACGAGTTTCTGCCATAGTAGCCCACGTTCTAGCACCGTTGTAAGTTGCTAAAATTCGACTACCGGAGGCTCCTACGTTACTTGCTAAAGCTGTACTGTTAAGTTCTGTGAATGATGTTAAGCTACTTACATAAGCTAGTCCACCTAGACTTAAGCTACTTTGTAGTGCTGCAGCTGAGGGTGTTGTTAGAGTTATGCTACCTGTTGTTGTAACACTACCACTTAAACTAAATCCTAATCCACTACCAGTACCACTAACACTAGTTACAGCAGTAGTAATATAACCAGCTCCATTTGTTAACTGATTAGTATTTGTTACGTTAGTTGCACCAGCAGCAATGCCATCAAGTTTAGTAGCATATGTACCAGTCATGTAACCATTTACACCTGAACTAGCAGCTGCCATACTAATTGTTACAGCTCCAGTTGAGGCTGAAGCGCTAATTGGTGCTGTTCCTGTTATTGAGTTTACTACTGCTCCTACTGGTGAAGCCCAAGTACCGTCATTACGTAAAAAGGTAGTTGTTGAACCTGCAGGTGCTGTAATAGCGGCAGTACCCCAATAGAACGTATCCCAGCTAGCTAAACTAGTGCCTAGGTTCATTTTAGTACCACTACTAGCTTTACCGCTAAAACTAGGTGCCGAGTCAACATTAGTAGTAACTAATACTCCAGCAGTATATGCGCCAGTACTATTATTAAAACCACTACCAATAGCTAAAGCACTGCCCGTTGTAGTCATACCAGGCGCTGTTATTCCTGGCAAGTTATAGCTTAAACGTAAGTCAGTTGCACCAGGTTTATTGATATATAAAGCATTATCTTCATAAGTTAAGTAGGTAGTACCACTAACAGTACTGCCTGTGGTGGAGTAATAAGTTAGTTGGTTAGCTGTTCCGGCGTTTACATTACCAGTATTAACAGTAGCACCAGCAGCAATACCGTCTAGCTTAGTAGCATAAGTACCAGTCATGTAACCATTTACACCTGAACTAGCAGCTGACATGCTAATTGTAACTGCTCCAGATGTAGTAGATGCACTAACTGGCGATGTTCCTGTAACAGAAACAATTCCTCCCGCTGGAGTAGCCCATTGCCCGTCTCCACGTAAGAAAGTAGTACTATCAGCAGTTCCCCCGTTTTCACCTAATCCAGCTCTAACTTCAGCCGTGGTAGCCCAACTACGAGCACCATTATACGTTACTAATATACGGTTACCTGTAAGGCTTACATTAGCTGCTAGTGCTGCACTGGCTAGTTCTTGAAAAGTAGTTATTGAATTAACATAAGCTAATGCACCTAGTGTTGTCCAAGTACCATCATTTCTTAAAAAAGTAGTTGTTGAACCAGCAGGTGCTGTAATAGCTGCGGTACCCCAATAGAACTTATCCCAAGCAGCAATGCTAGTACCTAGATTCATTTTAGTACCGCCAGTAGCGTTACCGCTAAAGCTAGGTGCTGAATCATAGCTATTGGTAACTAACACTCCAGCAGTATATGCACCAGTACTGTTATTAAAACCACTAGCAATACCTACGGCACTGCCCTTACTGGTCATACCAGGAGCAGTTATTCCTGGTAGGTTATAGCTTAAACGTAAATCAGTTACACCACTTTGATTAATGTATAAACCATTATTGCCATAGGTTAAATACTCAGCACCACTTAAATTAGCTTTAGTTCCTGAAATAGAGTAGAAAGGTATCTTGTACTGTGCAGCAGCTTCAATATACTTGTTACCACTAAGATCTTTAAGATCTGGTACACGTAAAGCATTTTCAAATTGATTATCGTCTCCAGTAACATAAGCGTCTACAACACTGTCAAAGCTACAACCTAATAACTGTACCTTAGTATTATAATTTGAAATAGTCATGCGACTAGCACTTGGATTATATCCGCCTAACCCTTTAAATCCGCAACCGCTAATAACATTGTTATAAGTATCCGCTGGAGTAGAGGCATATAGCAGAACACTATAAGTTGGGTATGTGCTGCCTACTCGTACAAAACTGCAACCATTAATATTGTTTGTTACGCCTGGCTTTGCTGAACTACTTTCAATCCACAAGTCAGCAATTCCTGAATTAACTTCAAAGTAAACACCGTCAAGTGAAACTCCAACAGCACTCTCTATTGCAGTAGAGCCGCTTGGTTCGCTGATTTTTAAACCCCAGTTTGATGTACTACCTGGTGTAGTACCGTTTCCTTCAATAGCGCCGCCTTGCATAGTAAATACGCCAGGGCCAAGTATCCATCCACCAAATAGCGAATTAGCACCTATTTCACAATTTAACATTGTAACTGCATTTGGGCTACTTGCGTAGTTTCCGCCTGCTATACGTTCAATTAAAAATCCGCGTTGATTAAAACGAAAGGTACAACCTGCAAATGTAGAGCTTAAAAAATTAGCTCCATAGAAGCCATAGGCCCAGCCTGTAAATTGGCATGCTTCAACATACACATAGGCACCGTTAGTTATACTTAAACCCTGTCCTGACTGCGCACCTACAAAACTCAAATCTTGAATGTGAGTATACAAGTTAGGATTTATTGGAGTACCTGTATAGCCTGTGATAACTAGACCATCGCCAGTACCAATTTGGCGGAGGACACTTGCGCCAACGCCGTCACCAGCAAAATGAACCCTATAAATTGGATCATTTCCTGCAATAGCACTATATGTTAAACTAGAGCTAATTACATAAACGCCGCGAGGAAAATAAACTGTTCCACCCGTGGTTCTTGCTGTATTAATAGTAGCTTGAATAGCTGCAGTATCGTCTGTGCTATTATCACCTTTAGCACCATAATCACGAACGCTATAACGACGGTCTACATAACCGCCTGAACCTGCGACAGTTCCCCAAGATCCATCTCCGCGTAATACTTTTGTAATCTCGTTTGGAAAGGGAGTAAGCCTAACTTTAGTAGGAGTACTAGAATACACAGTATTAGTACCGTTTGTAAACGTTCCTGTAAAACTGCCAATAGATCCAGAATTTGTTCCGGCAACTATTCCCACTGTAGGTTTCTTAAGTATAAAACTTCCTGAAGCAAAAGTTCCAGTACTAGATACTTGCCACGTATTATTTATACAAGCAGCAATAGCGCTAACAAATAATGGTAAACTATTAAAAGTTTCAAAATCATACTCTAACGGGAAACTGTAAGTATAACCTTCCAATGTAAATGCATATACTAATTCACCTGCAGTATTTAAATTAGTAAAATTAACTACAATTTGTGCTTGTGTACCTCCAGCAGTAATTACAGCCTGGGTTGTTGGAAAGTCAATACCACGAAAATATGCAATGCCAGACTTACTACCGGCAGCTCCACTAGTGTTTGTAACTGCATCAATTGCATAACCGTCACCACTACCACCAACAGAAATAGCAGAGCCTGTACTAGTGCCCGTATTTACAGTGATAACATTTCCAGTATGATTTGCAGTGTTTACATCAATTTGAAAAGCATTTGCAGGATTACTAGTACCTGTTACATATCCGTAAAATAAACGCCCACCGCCATTAGATACTGAAGATATTGCATTAGCACCACTTAAAGTATTACTTAAAATATTGGAACCTACGTTAGCACTGCTTTCAATCCAAACAGGATTTATAACATTAGAATTTGCGCTGATACCAATAACTGCGGTATCTTGTGTAGTTCCGCCACTTCCGCCTAGTGTTAAAAATCTAATATTATTGCTTGAAAAAGCTTCTAGTCTGTTAGTGCCAACCTGTTGAACGGTTGCGGTTCCAGGTGTAACAACTTTATTAATCTCAATACGTTGCGCTGCAATGTCGCCAGTAATAAGGCTGCCGCGAGCTGTAACATTATTAAAGAAAGCATTACCAGTATCACGCTGAATTTGCCAACCCAATGTATTAGCATTGTAATTGTCACTTTGAATAGTGGTAGGAAAACCTTGTGTTAAATACGGAGTACTCCAAGTAGTCTTATCTGAAGGGGTATTATAAGTACCGTCTACTGCCCAAAGACTTTGTCCTGCCGTAGGTGTAGTAATAGTTCCAGACCAACCAGATGGGTAACTAGTATTTCCTGTAGTTTGACTATTTAGTTCGCTGATTACTGGTGCAGCTAATTTTTGATCTTGCGTTTTGTAAGCAATACGCGCGCTATCGCCACGCACTCCACCCTCACCCTCGACACGAATAGGTGTTTGCCAAGTAAATAATGTAGCAGTACTTGCTTTTGAACCTACACTAGCCCATATAGGATTAGTACCAACAGGTACGCTAGTTACATCGGCATACCAAGTTGCAGGTGTAGACGCACTTGGATCAGGTGTAGCAGGCTGAGTAGCACTGCGTTTAAATACCATAGAAACACTACTGCCTGCAGCTCCTGTTACAGGAACTGCAAAGGCAGGTGTTGGTGATAAAATAGTAAACTCAGACTCTTCAATAGCACTAATAAAAGCATACTTTACATAGTACGTTGTACCTGCTACTATGGGAGTTGGTGTGCTAGTGCCATTAGGTATCGATGATATAATAATAGACAGACCACTAGCATTAAACACTAGATTACTATCTGATGGTGTAAAGCCTGACGTAGTAGAACACCAGACCTTTACTTTAACTAAGTCATCTCTAATATCATACGTTCTTAGACTATCGTAAGGAGTGTCTAACTTTAATATTAGTGAATTTACACCTGCGGATAAGCTTGCTGCCATATTTATCCCTTAAACAATTGTTTTAATTTTTATGTAGTTATAAGTAACGCCACCTGCTATAGTTGTACCATAACTAGTTGTATCACTATAATTACCGAGCTTATCTACAACTTTGCAAGCTACTCTATAAGTTACTCCAGTTTCCGATATTCGATGACTAGTCGAAGTTACGGGTATATCGAGTAAATTTAGTCTGCCTTGCCCATTATTTATTACTTGTGGAATAATAGGTGTAGTATCCCATAAATCCGCAGTACCGCTATCTCTATATAATCTATAAGCATATCCAGCAATTTCTTTAGAAGTACTAACTATTGTAGGGTCTACTACAATATATGTATTTTCTAAGTCTAATGCAATTGCTGGTGGGGTCTGGAAGTTTCTGTTCTTACCATCATTGGTAAAGGCATAGTCTTCGGACCAAGGTCCACAGATTGTGCGATCAGCGTTTGTATATCTTGCATGTACCTTATACTTTTTATCATTAAATAAATTAGTAAACTCAAAACTACTATTACTTTTATCAGTATCGTAGATAGTGCCAGGATTAGAATCCCAACCAGCTACGTCACCTTCAATAATATCAAACTGTACGCGAACAGCAACAGCTTGCAAATCATTTGGGTTTGTAAAAGCTACAGTTGCTTTGTTTTGATAAGCGCCTGGTGCAATCTGATTACTTTGAACACTACTGCTAGTAATACTAGTAATAACAGGCACACTTGTAATACTGTTTTTTACTAAAGTAATATTGCTAGTAGATATTTTTGGATTATAAGTTAATAATCCGCTTAAATCTGCAGTGTAAATTTCTGGTGAGTAATCAACTAAGGTTAGTCGTGCACTGTAATTAGTACTTGGCTCAACTGAGGTAACTATACAATCTTGCACAGTATTAGTAGTTAAACCTATCATAAATAAGTTGTCAGTTTTTACGCCGTCAGCTAGTGTTATAGCGGGTACAGTAATTGTATTAGTATAACCTGTGGTACCTGTATAAGTAAAAGTTCTTGTTACGCTACCACTGCCAGCGGTAGTAGTAATATTATTAGTTCTAATTAAAATAGTATACTGAGTATTGTTAGTTAATGGTACTGGCTCTGTTAATGTTAGCGTAGTTCCTGTAACAACATCGTCAACGCCAGGGCCTAAGCGACCGCTGCCAATACCCCACTGTGGTACACTATGAGTAATCTTTACTCGATCTCCACGAGTACAAACTAAATGCTCAAAATCTACGTTAATTGTATAAGTTTCTGGTCGCAGTTTAATTTGTGCAAAATGCCAACGAGCCAAACGTGTGGCTTGGTCAGGGTTTGTTACACCTGGTAAACTAATTTGCTCAAATAGTGTAGCACCAATCTTACCATTTGCAGTTGTTGGTCCGTAACCATAGTTGTAAACAATAATTTCATTTGCTTGATAAGCTAAAGTTTCGTCATTTATATTAACACGAAAAGCATGTGGTAATACTGGTAATACTTTGTTTGCTTCGAATCCCCAGCTATTATGTTCGGTAAAATGTTGCACAGTATGCGAACGTTCTATATCAATTACTACGCCCCACTTACCGTCGATGTATGTAGGGCTAGCTTTGCCAGCTGCACATATATCACGTAGTGTTTCCATTACGCTTTGTGTGCTAGACAATACTCCATTATAAGTAAATTTAGGATCGTATGTGGCAACGCCTCCACCAGTCCAAGTACCTGTAGCATAAAAACTTTCGCCTACACTATTAGAACCAGCCCCAATAGCCATCCAATTAGTAGTACCAGCAGTCTTAATAGTATAGTATCTACCAATAACTAAATTTTCTGAACTTACATCTTGTGGAATAGGATTGCAGTAGTTGTGCCATGCTGTTAAACTAGCAAGGTCAATCTTGTCTGGTGTAACACGGAAAGCATTTGCAGGGTGCATTAACACATAAGCAAATAAACTAGCAGGATTATTAGTTTCTCGTAAGTTTTGCCAGCTACCTGTGGTTCTATCGTAGTCCCATGTAATAGTTTGGACCATAGCATTAACGCCATCTATCTGTCCATTTATCTTACTGCTACTTTGTACTCGTATACCAGTCTTTGCCAAGTAGCATCCAGGAGGATTTTCCATTGGCAATTTTAAACTATCATATCCAGTAACGTTAGCTAAAATTGCTTTATGAAACTTTTTATAGTCTGTTTCATCTTCTGTTTCATCTGAATTTGTACGACGAACACGTACTTGATATTTAGCTCTTTTAAGATTTTCAACTGAGTGGACCCAGTTAAATGCGTCTTTGCGTTTTGCAAACCAAGAACCTTCACCAAATGTAAGAATAGTATTAGAAGAAGCTTGTATATTAACACCATTGTTAGCAATATAAGTAATTTTAGCAGCTATACCAAATTGAGTAGCTTGATTATCTACACCATTTAGTACAATAGTATGGTATCCTTCTTTTAGTTTTATTAAACCTTTGATACTACTATTATCTTTTCCAGATTTAGGAATCTGTACAGCACGAACACCATCAATTAAAATTTCGCCTTGATCATCTGCAGCTGCTTCAACTGTGTAGTATCCAGTATAAGGAAAGTAAACAGGAGGTACAGTAAAATTCCATGTACCTCCATAGGCATTAGGATTTGCAGCATTTGCTGCCGGAGTAGTATAGCCTGTGCTGCCCCAAACTGCGTAGTTTGTTAAAAAGTTACCCCAACTTCCAGGACCAGAAGCCCTTACAACTCCTGGAGTACCTGCAGTTAATAAATCATTAGTACTCCAAATTGATCTTTCTGTGGCAGTAAGATCAATACCGCTAGCATCACTATATACACGTCCCGATTTTATTTTAACTGTTTTAATTGCTGATGTAGTAAATGTAGCATCTTGTCCACTACCAATTGTTTCTGGAGTTTCAATTAGTTCATACTCTAAACCAGTTTTACCGCTATAAGCTGTTATAGGGTGCGGAGTTATTTGTGTAATTGCTCCTGTACCTCTATCTTGATAAATGGTATATATTGGCAAATATCCCGTAGGTATTTGTGGCTGATAACTTTTAGTACCTGAAGTACCTAGTAGAGAACTATATGCAGTTTGTGCAAACATTGCCTGTATAGGATCAGTAGCGTCTAATCCTAATCTATCTGTTATAGCTCCGTCAAATCGTTGTACACCTCCATTAGGTGATACACAAAAGGTGGTATAACGATATAAGTTTGTTTCAAAGCCTGCGTCTCCAGGCGGAATCATTGTAAACAATTGATAAGCATTGGTATCACCAGCTTTAAAATTATATAGATTTAAAGCCGAACTAGCGTCTTCTTCACCCCATGCAGTGGTACTATACTCGCGCATCTGTATTTCAATACCGCACGTAGTTGCAGCTACTTCACCATTTTTAGTATTAACCTTACGCATACCTTCTGGAAATGATAACACAATATCAACTGCATCAGACTCTTGTGTTAAATCAACTTGCTGCCATCTACGTGTACCAGGATGGCTAGCAGTTATGTTACTTGCATTATTTGTTAGTTCTAAGTTTACTTGTTTTTGTTGAACATCACGGCCGTACTGGTTGTTGAAAGTACCTCCAATACCGCCTGCAGCACCAAGTACGTAATCACGTGCAAAACCATTAATAATAATAGGTCTTGGTACAGACGCAGGTTCACCGTAGTAAAAGTCTTCCATTGGTTTTGCGCCAATGCACAAATCTGTTATAGCTAGAGGGCCGAATCCCCAAACAATAGCCAAATTTAAAATGTTTGTTTCTGTTAATGACTCAACATAGGGAATAGCTCCAAGCATACCTGTAAATCTAACTTTACCTAGTACAACGGGAATTGCTCCATATTGGCCTGCTTGATTAGCACTGCCATTTAATAAGTTTAGTGCATTTGCACTACCTGGATCATTTGTTTTGGGTGGACGAATAGGTGCAATAACATTTTGCAAAGCCATGCTTGCTATTTGAATAGCTATGTTTCCGGCTACCATTGCTGCATTACCTGTAAGATATCCGTTAGTAAGATATCCTCCAAGTTGTGAGGAGTAAGTACCTCCATCAACAGTAGCAAGTGCAACTGCTGCAAGTGTTATTAATAATCGTTTAGTAGAAGTACCTTCAGCTACGCTTTTATAGCTGATTTGTTGGCCGCCTTTTACTACAGTAGTTTTCCACTCTGATTTAGGCACAACTATGCCATCAATCATAACTACAATTTTACTTACTAATTCTGTGCTTACTGTATACTTGGATTTTACAAATTCTACAAAGTCGTGGACACTAGTACCTTCCACTGTCCAGTCACGGTATACGCTAAGCTTTAGTGGGTGTGGCGCTCCAACTGATTGTACTTGTGTTTGCGGAGCATACTTATAAAAACCTACAAAACGGTTTTTCCACTTGATATTGGTTAGTGATTCAATTACTGAGTCACTACCACGACGACAGTGTAAGAACTTATTGTTGCCTACAAATACACCAACGTGCATAGGCTCACCAAAGATATTGAACAGACACAAGTCTCCAATATCTGGTGTGGTAGTAGTTTCCCAATTATCTTTGTAAAGTTCTACTACTTGAACAATATGAGGATCAGTTCCGCCAATGTATTCTTCAGTATAACTGGGCAAGTCTATCCCAAATTCGTCTTTGTAAACCAAACGAGCCAATCCCCAGCAATCTACGCCAGTTGGGGTTCTGCCATTGTCTAGATAGGGTAGTCCAATATACTTATCATAATTCATTAGAATAATCCTGGAAAGTAACTAGGGGTAAAACTAAAACTAGGAAATGGTTCAGTATTATAACTTACCATGCTTAGAGTTAGGTTAACGCTTTCAGCGTTATAAGATGCTGCTGTAATATAATAATCTTGTAGGGTTGCTTCAACGTAATTAAGATTGCTAGATACTACCAACTGTATTAGAACTTTAGTTCTAATGCGTAAGTGATCTCTGATAACTGTAATTGTTTCTGGAGTAACAAAGTTTAATGTGATTGAGCAGTCGCCTAACCCAGTTTCTTGTTCGTTTGGTAAGTTTAGTGTCATTGGAATAAACACATATTCTTGCGAATTACTTACAACTCCATAAACAACCTCATCATCTGTAGTGGCGGACAATCTTTGTGTATAGTTATCAGTTAATCTAATTGGAGTAGTTGTAGCTGCGGGATCTGTTGACCCATTAGGATCATATATTGTTAAAAGCATTATAAGTTGTTCATCTGTTTCAGATGAAAACATTGCTTTAATTGCTTGTGGTGATAACCTACTTAGTCTGCTCATTATGGTAGTATTTCAAATTTTAACGACGTGTTCCAGTAGCCTGGTGCTAAGTATTGCAGTTTAAAGAACTCCCCATCGCCACTTGGTACAATACGTACTTCTACATTAGTATTTGTACGTGGGTGTGGAAAACTAAATCGCTTAACACCAAACAGTGTGTTTTTAATAAAGTTTTCTAATGTTGTGCATTGAGCAGTTGTCATAATAAAGGATAGATCCATTGTATTAACACCTGCAGCTCTACGACGCATCTTAGAAGGACCAGCGTCCATGGGCGAACGTATAATGTTCAACCCAATAGACTCTGAAAATCCTTTTTGTGGAACTTGTGGTAGTTGTTGTGCTGACCATGCTGGAATTGTCATACTTATCTCCTTGCTAATGCGGGCCTATTATTAAAGCCATTTGCTAGCGATTGTTGAACTGAACTTCCTGGTCGGGCTACTTCGCTTGCAACCATATCGCCAATTACTACTTCAATTTTACGATTTCCGCGTGAGTCAGTAGTTTCCTTAGTAGTAGCACGTTCGTTTCCATAGTTGTTAACAACTACATCAACACTGCCGCCTCCACCTCCTACACGAACTCCCAAGTTTCCTTGGCCATCACGTTTTAGGGGCATAATAGCCTCAGGACCTGCTTCACCCATTAATCCAGTACCTTTAGCAAACTTGAACATTGTAGGAGAAGCTACTATTGAATTAGTAAACATTCCACCTTTGCCAAATTTTTGCAGACCAGCGTCGTAAACTCCGCCTCTAGCCATAGAAGCTCCCATTACGCTACCTCCGGCTAAGTCTTGTGCTCTAAATGCATTAGCAGTAATTGGGCCAACGCCAAATCCAAACACGCTACCAACTAAATTCATTAGTGCGGGTCTGGCTGCTGCATACATTGCTAGTGATTGCTGTTGAAGTTCGTAACGGATTAATCCTTCAATCATTGAATCAACTAAACCTTTGAAGTTTAACTTACCAGTTTTTGTGAATTCAATTAATGCGTTCCCCATTTCAGCAAAACTATTTTTAAATACCTCGCCATAAGCTAGTTGACGATCTGTAAAAGATTGGGTTAAGTCTAAAGCTGTTTTACGTCCTTGATTAGTTATATCTAGAGCACTTTTCTGTGAAGCAAAATTAGCTAATGCTGCAGTTTTTTCTTTTTCTATTTCTGAAGTATCTTTACCCGCTGTAGCTAGTTTATCAATTCTACTTTGAATTTCTGCTAGAACATTAGCTTTATCTTTTTGCAACGCTAATTCGGACTGAGCAATACTGTTATTTAAAGTAGAGTATTCAAGACTCTTTCTTTGATATTCTGCTTGTTCACCGTAGACTATACCTAAAGAAGATCTGGCATTAAATAATTCTTGCTCGGCACCTAACTGTGCGCTAGTCATCTTTATAGCATTTTCTTGTGCTTGAGATTCAATATCTCTTGACAGTTTTTCTTTTGCAAATCGTAAATCAACTACTTTTAATTGATCTTGCAAACCTTTGTTCTTAGTTTCAAGATCTTGCCTATCTAATAGTATACCTTTTAATTCTTTTTGTTTTGCTAGTTCTTTTAGGTTTTTAGTATCGTAGGCATCTAAAATAGCATTATCTATAGTTAGGATTTCTAAACGTTGCCTAGCTTCTAATGTAGCATTTTCGTTTAAAGACTGTGCTACTAAATCTTGCTGAGTCATTGCATTAGTAATGCTATTAGTAATACTTAACCGAGCTAATTCTTGTTGCCTAACAGAATCTTGCGCTGCGTCTAATTTTTGCAAATCAGATAATTGACCTGCTCTAGCTGCTCTGCCGGTCTCTATTTTACCACCAGCCATTTCGCCAATAACGCCAGTAGCATTAGCTTGTTGACTTGCTATCTGTCGGTTTACTGTACCCATTTTTAGTTTTAAAGTTGCTTCTTTTAAACTACCATCGTTTTGTAAAGGTATATTTACGCTGCCACGACCTTTGCTTTCTTCTAAAGCTCTCTTGAAGATTACTGCGGCACCATATATTTCGGCAGCTTGTGATTTTTCTTCAGGCTTAGCAGTGTTAAAGGCAGTTAACGCAGTAGATTCATCAATAGAAGCGCGCAACAATTCTTGACTTTTTATTAAGTCAATGTTTGTATTAATTGCGTTTAATTGAATTTGAAGCTCTCGCTGTTTTATTCTGCCCTGTTCAATAGCTGCTTGTTCACCAGTTAATCCACCAGCCATAGCTTTTGCAATTGTTAAAGCTGCACGCTCTTGAGCTTGCCCAAGTGCTGTTTTAATTAACTCAGCTCCGCGCTGAAAAGCACCATCTGCACCTTCTATAAACAATTGTTTTGCTCTATCAAAAGTCCCTATGTCTGGTAATGCAGCTGAAGCCTTCCTACGACTTTCGTCTATGTTTACTAAATCTTCTTGTAAGGCTCTTATAGCTTGATCATTTCTTCCGCCCTGTCTGCCGCCACGTTTTCTTAGTTCTTCGATACGAAGACGTTTTTCTGCAGACTGTAAATCTAGTTGCTCTATAGCTTTTGTATAGTTAGCGTAATTTTCAATATTGCTTTTAAATTCACCACGAATTTTTACAAATTGATTAACAAAGTTTTGTCCAAAATTTGCTACTTTTTCGGGATTGTCTATTAAATCGTTCAAAGCTGCATTGATGTCTCGTATTCCGCCTTTAAATACTTTTTGCATTGAGTTGCCTACATCTTCTAGCGAGGCACCTAATTTAAATAGTGGATTGTTATTAGCTGTTGATTGGATGAATTCTTGATATGCTTTAGTACTTGCTTCAGTAGCTGTTTTAAAACTTTGCAAATTACTGTTAGCAGTACCCATATTTGCATTTAATTTTGTCTGAGCCTTCTGGAATTTTTCGATAGCATCTCCGCCTTTTAAGAAAGCTTTATTTACGCTATCAACATCTAAACTTTGTATACCTAGTGCTTCTTTAAAAGCTTTTGCACCTTCGTCTTGCAATCCTGATTTACTTAAAAGTCTGAGACTACTCTGCAAGCTTTCTGTTAAAGATTTAGCAAGTTCTGAGTCTACATCTTTGTTAAAGATGCCTAGAATTTTATTTTTTAATTCATCATATAGACTGTTACCAATTGCATCTTTTAATTTTGAAGAAGCATAGATTGTGCCTTCAGTAGACGAAGTAAGCTCATTCATTGCATTAGACAATGCATTTATGCCTGAAATTGTGCCTACTGCATACGGCTCTTTTTTATTTAATACATCAATAGTACGTGTTACATTATCTACGGCATCTTTATTACTTTCTAAAGCTTTGTCAAAAACTGCTTGTTGTTTAGCTGTTTTTGTTAATGCAGAATCAAGTAATCCTATTACCTCAACAGCAACAGCTATACCTACTAACCAGGGGCTTAGGGCTTCTACAGTTTTACCAATTTTTTGACCTAAAATACCTACTGTACTACTAACAGCAGTATATGCAGTTCCTAAAGCACCTAGTTTAGGTGCTGTTTCTATTATCTTTTTACCCGTTGCATCCGTACCTGTTTCTACTTTTAACATTCCAGCACGGGCTAAGTTTAATTCTTCGCCTAACTTTTTAAATGCTGCGCGCATACCGTAAACAGATTGAGTCTCGGCAACATTAACTCGAATAGCATCCATAGATGCTTGAGTTAACTTTCTTTTATAAATAACGTCATTAGCTCCAGCAGTAGTAAGTATACCTTCAGAGCCCTTTTCAACTTTTGTTGAGGCTAGTTCATTTGCTGCCAGTCCTTCAGCACGCAAAGCTTTTATTTTTGTAACGTGTGCTTTTAACGCAGCCGCTTCAGCATCATTTCTGCCTTGTAAGTATCTTGCACGATTTTCTAGTGACTTTATCTCTGCTGATGTAAGTGCAAAAGGGTCTTTACCTGCTAATGCAGAAAAATCTTTTTTACCCTTAGAAAAAGTTTTTGCTTCTTTTTCTAAATCAGCAATTTTTGAACGTACACCTGCCGTATTACGATAAGTAGCTTCGGCTTGGGCGCCTGCACCAATAGCTAGATCACTCAATGCAATTTGTTGATCTTTGTATATTTGTGTAAAAGCTAGTCTACTTTCTTCGGCCGCACCTTTAAGGCGCTCTCTGTATTGTCCAATAGCAGGAATTGCAGTTCTAAGTATTGAAACACCAATTGCAGTTAAAACAGCTAAGAGAGCTCCAGGGCTTTGTGACAGAACATTTACTAAAGGTCCTAGTACTTTATTTACAATTTCTAGTGCACCTTGTCCTAAGTTCTGCAAGCTTGCTAATAACCTGTCATATGGATTAGCTGAAATATCAATTTCTCCAAACTTATCTAAACCTTCTTTTAGTACAGCTACTGCAAAAGCTTGTCGTCTTTCAAAATCACTTAAAGTACCTGCTGTTTTTCCTAGTGTTCTTGCATAGGCTTGTACTGCAGGCTCAATTTTTGTAAATAGACCCAATTCGTCTAATAGTTCGGGCTCTAGTTTACTAATACCACGTGTTAAGCGGCTAATAGCATCTGGCATGGCAACCCCTAATGCTTTAGAAGCTTTATTTGCTACTTCGCCTAACTGTTGCATTTGTTTAGAAGATAATCCAGCTGCCGTACCTTTGGTGGTAGCTTCAATAGCTTCACGAAAAGAAATAGCCCCGTCTGTACTGTCAACTAATCGTTTAGCAATCGTACCAAGAGCTTGGCCACTTGAAGCACCTAACTGATCCATACCTTTGATCATATTACTAGTATCTGCTGCGTTACTTAATGCGCGAAAAGCAGCACCAGCCGCAAATAAATTAGCGGCATAAGTAGCATATAAACGTACTAATCCGTCAAGACCTCTGGCTTGATTTGCAAAGTCACGGCCAGATGCACCTGTTGCCCCGGCACTACCCCTGGCAACATCATAGGAATCACTGCCCATAACTCCGCCAAATGCGGCAGCTTTAGCTTTACTACCAGTTTTAGTAGATATTTTTTGAATAGATTCAAGTGTGCCTCTAAGGGCTTGGGCATCCTTATTAGCACCTTTAATAGAGCTATTTACATCTTGTAAACTAAACTCTAAAATAACTCTCTGATTGGCCATATATACTCCCATTCGGATATTACCAAAATTTTTTGATAATTTAACTAGAGACCATTATAACATGTGAGCACTCTTTTGTCAAACCAAAAAATTTTTAACGCAAAAAAGCCCGCTAATTTTTAGCTAGCGGGCTCTTGCATCTTTTTCTTATTATTGAT